AAATTACCGGGAGTGCCCCACGAACTTCTATCTATAATGTATTTTGATTCCCAATCCTTGTAATAATTATTAAAAACATTATTACAAATATTATCAAAAGATTGATGGTCTGGAAAGTTTTTGAATATATCTGTTTCTTGAATAAGAGATAGTTTATACAACACTTCTGGAAGAATACTATTTGCAGTTACTGTTATTTCTTTATTTTGATTTATTAAAGCACCTAATAAAGTATTACCTGCTCTAGGCATTCCTGATAAAAAATATATTTCTTTCATTTTATTTTTAACCAAATTCTTTCATGTATATAATATACAATAGTTAAAATAATGTGAATAAAAATAGCATCAGTTAAACCAGTCCATAAAGCAGTTATTAGTAAAGCAATAATTCTATATGTTATAGTTCTAAGTATAGTTTTAATTCTACTTTCTTTCATAATATAATAAATTATTTAAAGGGATGTCCTAAATTCCAAATAACTAAAGAATATCTTGTTCCTTTTGTAACTGGTTTTACACGATGCCAAACATGTGATGGAAATACTACAATAGAACCGCGTGGAGCAATTTCAGCACATTTTCTCACAGTAGGTTTATCAGGGTCATTATTTCTAAAATCAAATTCTAATTCTCCACCTTCATAATCTTCAGGATTTGATAATGAACAAGTAACGGATAACTTTCTAATTTTATTATAAGTGTTTAAATCTTTTGAATCATTATATGGTTTATCCCAACTATCACAGTGCCAATCATAAAATTGATTTAACTTATATTTAGTAAATTGACATGGTTCTGACCAATCCCATTCAAAATTCCAATCCGCTAATTTATTTGCTTGATGAATAAAAGGTTGTATTTCTTTATATATCCATCTTTCTGATAACCATACAATATTTGAATCTCTTTTCTTTTTTAAGTCTTTTAAATCTTCGTCTGATAATTCTTTATTATTTTTTAATTTTTCAGTTTGTCCACCAGTAAATGCAGTTTGTTCTTGCTGTGCAATTCCATATTTTATTAATTCATCACAAAATCTAGGTGTAAGTGCACTTTGAAAATAGTAATAATAGTTCTGTAGATTCATTCTTTATAATATATATAATATTTAAAATAAAAAGTAAAGTTAGTTATAATAATTATCTTTTAAAAAAGTATATAAATCTGATTTATTTTTAACGATAGAGTTCCAATTTTCTTTTTTATTATTTAAATTATCTACTAAAGGTTGCCATTCATCTTTCCAATTATTAATATTAGAATCATTATTTTTATAAAATATATTAGCTAAATCAGTTGGCCCCCAATTCATTCCGGCAGCTACACAATGAAATCCTCCTTTTTCATTAAAAAAATTAACACTGTCTTTTCTTATCGCTGCGTCTAAAAAACCATCAATTAAATCTGTTTTAAGGTTTATTATTTTTTTAGACCATTGTTTATCAAAATTAGCTTGCCAATAAGGTGTATCATTTCTATGAGATAAAGCATAATGTAATGCAACAAATTCAGCAAAATTTTTAAATTTAAGTTTACATTGAAAAGTAAAATTATCTTTATCCCATTGTGATACTTTATCTCTTTGTAAACTTCTTACTAAATTAAGTAAAAATTCATGAACTGTAAATAAACCACTACTTTCTAATGGTTCAATAAACCCAGCCGATAAACCTATAGCACAAACATTTTTAACCCATAATCTATTATGAATACCTATTCTCATTTTAATATTTTTAAATTCTAAATCTTCTTTTTTTAAATATTTTTTAAATTCAATTAATGCATCTTCATCACTTATAAATTTATCTGAATAAACATATCCAGTTCCAATTCTACTCCATAAAGGAATATTCCATACCCAACCATTTTGTATAGCTGTACAATTTGTATAAGGAACTAATTCTTTTTGTTTATCTATGTATGGTATTCTTGTTGCCCAAGCAGAATTATTTGGAAGCAAATCTGTATATGATTCAAAAGGTTCTTTTAAATTTTGTCCTAAAAGTAAAGATTTAAAACCTGTACAATCTATAAATAAATCTGCCTTGTGTTTATTATTTAAACATTTAATTCCATTCTCATCTTGTTCTATATTTGTAATATCTTCTTTTATATGTTTTACTCCTCTTGGTGTTGCATATTGATCTCTCAACCATATTGCAAATTTACTTGCATCAAAATGATAAGCTGTATCTTTTTTAAAATTAAAAGGTATTTCGTTATTTTCGTTAAAAAAACATTTGTTTTGATTTACAAGTGCCATTTGAGGATAAATACAATCTACATAATCTGAATGAGGTGTGTTTGGATATAAAAATTTTTTGAACCACCAATCATTTAATTGATATTTATTATTATCTAAATTAGGCAATCCAAAAGGATAATGAAATGATTCTCCTTTTTTATAAAAATCTGTAAATTTAATGCTTAATTTATAACTAGCGTCTGTTAAAGAAATAAATTCTTTTTCATTTATTTTTAATAATTCAATCCAGTTTTTAATTCCACCTATTGTACTTTCACCTACACCAATTGTAGGCACGTTTGGAGATTCAATTAAACTTATATTTTTATCTGGAAATTGACTTATTAAAGTTGCAGCAGTCATCCATCCTGCTGAACCTCCTCCAACAACTATTATATCTTTCACTTTTTAAGTTGGTTGTCCCCAATTACTATTTTTTACTTGTTCATAAACTTGTGATAGTGGCCAAACTCCTGATGCTGAAAAAACAGGATTTTGTTTTATAACAATTACACCACTTCCGCCAGCTCCAGCTCCAGCAGGTGTAGTACTATTTGCTCCACCTCCACCACCAGTATTTGTAGATCCATCTTTAGATGCAGCAGGTGTTGCGGGTGTCCCTGCATTTGCTCCTCCACCAGTTCCACCAGTTCCTTGTTGTGGTGCGGGTGATTGATGGGCACTTCCACCTCCTCCTCCACCAACATTTCCTGTTGGAGATCCAAAAGATATTCCTGGAAAAAATGGTGCATAGTTTGTACCAGCTCCACCAGGACCTCCTGTTGCAGTACCAATACCATCAGGTCCAGTTGCAACATTTCCTACTACTCCAGAATTACCTCCACCTCCGCCTCCACCTTCTCCCCATACTAATGCATCTGGTGATCCAGCTGCTCCTTCAGGCGGAGAATATGCACCAGCATTACCACTTAAAGAGCCAGCACTACCAGCACCTGCTCCTCCATAAGTTACTGGCGCTGGACCTGCTCCACCATACCATCCACCACCACCACCTGTAGATGAATATCCTAATCCTGAAGAATCAGTTCCTTTTGCACCGTTTTTATTAGTTGGTCCTGTAGCTCCAGCACCACCTCCACCAATTGATAATGGTGTAGTACCTCCAGCTAAAGGCGCTATATTTACTCCTTGAATTAATCTTGCTCCTCCACCACCGCCACCTCCAGCGTGATTAGTTCCACCTCCACCACCACCTGCTACTACTAAAATATCTGCTGTTGTTCTTCCAGACGCAATTGGAAATGCTGGATTAGTTGCTGTAACTACGTTTGTTGTTGAATTTAATCTTGTAATTGTAGCATTTGTACCTATGTATGAACCTGTTCCCATAATTATATATCTAACTCCATTGTTGTGTTTGTGCGTTCCATGTTAAAATAACATCTTTATTAATTTTTAATTTTACGCCTTTCCAACTTAAATTATTTTCATCCCATGTTATACTAATAGGAAATTGATTTCCATTAAATTCATAACTAGTTATAGTAGGGTATGTATTTCCAGGTTGCCAATCCCCATTACTATCTAATGTCCATCCTGGCCCATCTGGTTGTTTCACTATAAACATATTTAAATCTGAATTAAATATATCTCCAATTCCAGCGTATTGTTTTCTAAAATTACCGTTATAAGAAGTTTGTTTCCAAGAAACCCCACCTTCTATATGAGGTGTAGAACTTTCAACCCATTGTTCAGCTTCAATAGATAAATCTCCACCATATTTATTAATATCTTCATTAGAAAATACTAATACTCTTATAACTTCTTTATTTGAATTTAGTTCAGCGAAGTGAGCCATATTTTG